CCCCCGCCGGCCACGCGCCGCAGCTGCTGGACCTCGAACCTCGAACCTCGAACCTCGAACCTCGAACCACAGGCAAACAACAAACAAACACGAACACCGGCCCCATACGTTGCAAGCAATGAGCAAGGGGCGGCGTGGAACGGATTAACTGAAATGAACAAGGCCTCGAAAGCGCACATGAACACCAGAAATAGGGGATACCAACCCACCCGAGGGTAGCGAGTCGGGCACTCAGCGGGCTTTAAAATGGACCTGTTTTTGGCATTTTTGCCCAAATCGACCCACATACAGAAATATGGACCCATAGCAGACTTCCGCCGAATATGACGAACAACCGAGAAAAAACCACCTAGCCGGCATTGCGCCGCCGGCGGCAACACCTCGACCTCGAGAGACTCGACGGCAGCGCCGGCGCCGACGAGCCAACCCACCAGGGCAACGACTTGCACCTTGCCAGCCGGTTATCGATAAGCGCAAAAAAAACCCCCGGCGAACCGGGGGCAGAGTTGAAAAGAAACCAAGGTCAGAATGTGTCGCAATGCCAGGACTGGGCAAACGTGCAAAAATGCCAGGACTCACTCCCGTCGTTTGCTAGAGCCTGAACAAATGGTGCCAGTTCCCCCGCCACTTGACGCTTCCGCATGATGGTCCGCACCTTGCGCTTCGCTTGAGTCAAATCAAACGCGCCGAAAATTTGTTCAGTTCCGTTTTCAATCCAGTACGTTTTCCCCGCCATCATCTCGGCTCCCTGGTTATAACCAACGTAACGTCACGTTTGTCATTCCACATTTTCAATTCGCGTGACGTAACAACATCCCCCACTTCCGGAACCAGGGAATTAGTAACGCGCTTGATGGTATACGAACCGTCAATCGGATCGAACGTTGCTTCGATTTTAATAGGCTTGATTTGCATCAGTATTCCCCCCGGCCAGCTGAACGCGCCCACGCATTATCGGCCTTGATGATGGACTCGAGCCTTTCGACTTCCCGCATTTTCTTGGCGTTCTTTCGACACGTAGGACAAAGCGCCCGATGGCCCTGAGGATCAGTACGACCACAAGGCACGAACACTTTCCGGTAATCGTGGAAGTGCCGCTCACTAAAATACCCACGCTTTACGAAAAAGCTTACTTTGTTTTCACAAGACATAATTCAACCCTCCTTCAGAAGATTTTTAAATAATCGCGCTTAATTTAAACGACTCACATCCTATCGGATTAATCCCGGAAACGCACCCAAAAAAATGCCGACTCCGAATCAACGGAGCCGGCGAGTTTAGGGAGAGATCAATCAGGCAGCTTCTAGAATTTTTACCGCCTCGGTAAGAGCCTTCTTTTTAGTCCGACCGCCCGTGCCTTCCCCGAGAAGATTGCTGGCAACGTTAGCGTCCACGCCTCGGTTTTTGGTAGGCGCATGGTCAGCCTGCCACGTTAAAGTATTAAACGCGCCCCACAACGTGCCACGAGTCGATGGGAGATCATGGCCGGGATTGATATCGACCACGGGAGCCGTGACAACGTCGGCAGGAAGAGCCGCCGCCTGGAGACGATCCGCCACATACGACTCAACGTCGCCAATGTCCGAGGCACCCACGGGAACGAACTCTTTGCCCTTGTGAAAAGCGACAGCCCGACGAACCCCAACGGATGGGAGCAAGACGCCGGAGTCTAACTCTTTTTCCTTGCCGCCAAGCACAGCGCGGAAGTATTCCAACGCCTCGATATCAGAAAGCGCCTTTTCGGCCATCCGTTGGGCAATATCAGCAAATTCCCCAAACGACTCGGCATTTAACCCAATAGCCGTGGAAATCACATCAAGATCAAAGTCGACCCGGTGGTCATGGGTAATTATTCCGCCGCCTTCGCTCAACGCCGCCTGGACTGTGTTTTCGCAGACGACCCTAGTATCACAACTCACGAACTTATTGCTTTCGATTCCCTTGTGGCTAATGGTGCAAAGCAGGAAATTTTTTACCCTATCATTACCCGGCAGAGTAAACGACAGCGACTCGGGCGCTTCTAACAAGAGAAACACCTTGCTACCACCAAACAAAGCGCCCGCCGTTGCAATTTGGAATCCATACTCGACTTCTATCCTATTGCCGAGCGCCAACAGGGACTCACTCTGGACCGCTTGCCAATACCCGGCAACATAAGGGCCAAAAACCGTATGAGGCTCTTCCACCATTGCAATGTGGTAGCTGTCCTCGATGGCTTCCCCATTAGGCCGATGATTAGCGAACAACGCCACCCTGTAATCTAACCGGGCCGCTTGCATTATTTCAGCGGGAGACGCCCCCGGCTGAAATGTTTGCGGGTTCGTTTCGCCGGCATGCCAAGGCACCGGGTCACCTTCTCTATAGGCCATTGCAAATTGGCCGTTTTCAGTTTGCATAATTTCATGCGACATTTTCGACTCCGTTTGGCAACGTGACAAATGCCACGTTTTCCGCCAAGGGCAAATTTACGGGAATAGTCCTGGAAGTGCAACCCCTTATTTTACACTAGGAAGAAACCGCCCAAGATCACCCCCAATATGATGCCTTAATATTGTACCGACAGGAAGAGACGACGCAAAACGACGCACTACCCGGCCATCCGACTCAATTGCTGGCTTACGCTGGCTTAAAACGTCCCAAGTTTTACGCACCCAATGGAACGCCGCATAACAACCGCCGGCCTTGCTCGAATCGCTTGCCGCCTTTTTGCCGCTCCCGTGAGCAGTAAATACAATGAAATAATGCCGATCATAGCGGGCGCATAACGGCTTACCATTTCCACAACCTACGCAACCGATTCCCGTCAACTCATCCGGACACCTGACTCCCTTCACACCTTTTTGACTCAGTACCTTTTGACTTTTTTTATCTTTCCAATACTCGGAGGGCACAACGGCAACGCTTGCTACACCGGCAGCGGTCGCATCCGCCGCCTCCTCAAGGGAGTCGCAACTGCGGTTAAACACCGTCAGCCCCGGCCCGTTCTTTTCGCGCCAATCCGAGAAATGCGAAAAAAGAAAGGCCGAACCCCCCGGCGGCACGGCTCGACGCACCGCCCGCTCATAACGCCGATCAATTTTTACAGTCCCCGTTTGCACGGGCTTTAACGCGCAGCTGTCGGGACACGTTCCAAAAACGTCACCGCTCGCCGCACGATAGGTGACCGCGATGCCCTCAGTTTTTTTCGCGTGGCTTTTCGCAATACAATTTAGCATTGGCTTACCCCATTTTTTAAGATACGGGATTTTACCCGTAAGCAATAACAAGAGTCTAGAAAAAAATAAACCCCGGCAACCCGAGGCTTATTTCACGATAAAACGACGCTTTTTTAAATAGCTATTTAGTCCACATCATACCCTCCGAGTTAAATCACGACAAAAAGAGTTTACACCAGCTTTTGTTGCAGCCAGCGAAAAAACTTTAGCAGAAATTCAAATAGCATTACTCGACCCCTTCCAGGTTGCAGGGATAACGGCGCAACCTACCGTGCCATCATAATTTTGCGCGTGTACACTATCGTTGATGGCTACAAGGCCGCCGTTAATTTTTTTATGCACCTTGTAAAAGGAGCCACCGAAATTTTTCCAATGATCAACGGTTCGTAACGCCTCAATTGCTGAAGTTGCCGTTACGGTTTTTTTTCGGGTTATCGATGGCTGATTGTTCAAGTAATATTCTTCTACCTCATAATTTATCATGGAATGACCACCTCAAAAGTACCATCTTTCAATTCGGTTATGTCGCCAGGACACATGAATCCAAAATCAAAGCCCACGGCCCAAAGCTCTTTGGCATCTTCTTCCGCGAGTTTAGCGGCTACTTTGGCATCCGCTTCCTTGGCGAAAGTGTACCAAGAAACTTTACAGCCGCACTCTTCTGTTAGGCGCGTTGGGTAATCCGATTCTCTATTCACGGGGATCACCGATAACGGCCAAAAGTTCTGGACGAATTTGTCTAGTCTTTAGATGATCAGAGAAACAGTCTTTTCCACGCGCTTTTTCAATGGCTAAACCAGCATTAGGAAGCCAATAATTTTCAGTACGCTCCCTCATCAGAGGGAAGTGTTCTGATCTTAACAACGCTCTCGCGCCCTCGACCAAATCTTCCAGAGCTTTTAAAAGTTCTGGTGCGGCACTGATAAGGGCCGCATTTGCCTCGACTTCCAAATCATGGCCGGGTTTAATCTTATCTTTTTTAACCATTTTTCGACTCCTAAAAAAGTTAAGGGCTTTTCACCCATTCGGAAGTTTCTATCGCCAACTTCTAAGCAACGGCCCCATTTCACTTTGAATATGCAAGGCTGTTTTGTAGCTCCACCTTATGAGATAAACCCTATACACCTATTCAGGACAAGTCAACGCCCAAAATTTCGACCAGTCATAAGGCTCCTTAAAAAGAGCCACAGCCTCCACGGAATTAAAAGAATCCATGCAAAGATCAACAGCAGCCCCACCCCTAAAAACATGGATGACCAGACGACTATCCCTGCACACCACAAAAACGTTCGCATTGGAGTGCCGAGAGAGCCACGCAACCTGATGGGGAGATATATCGATACTGAATTTTTTCCTCCCCTTGACAATCTTTAGCTCCAAAAAACTGAAGTTTCCATGCTCACTACAGCAAAGCACGTCAGGAACCCCTGGGAGCGCCCAACTCTCAAGCCTTGTCGTCTCTATTCGCCTCCTCGTCGTCGTCAGCCCGTCCTTCAGTAATCGCCAAAGGCCCGCCTCCCTCTGGTGTAGCTGCTTCCTCGTTATCTTGTTTGGAGACCTCTGGCGTGATGTCGATAATTTTGTCAAAACTTTGTCTAATTTTGTCAAGCTCCGCCTCCACCTGTTCCCGGCTCATTTGGTCAATTGTCCCGTGCAAAACTTCACTGCGATTGACGTATAAATTCGCGGCCTGTCCACGTAGCCGCTCCGCCATCACCGCCGCCGAATACGCACCTGCTTCTAAGCTGGCCTGTCTAAGATCCGCCAAGACTTTAATGTGACGTTTAAAGGTGACGTTGTATTGCTCATCCAGTTCATCCCGATACGTTTGGATTGCAGCAACGACATGGGGACAACGAACGGGGTTCATAAGTTCAAAAGCTCTCGTATGGGCCGATGAAGGTGGATAGCCAGCCCTGATAGCGGCCTCTCGATTTGTGACCAAACCGTCATTGGCAACCAGTTCTTTGACGAATCTCTCTTGTCGCCTCGTTAACTTCTTACCTACTTTGTTACGCGCAACCATGAAATTCCCCTTTAGTTTCAACGCGGTCCCGCCTAGAGCCAAAAAGGTAGCACAAACTCGGCGAAAAGGTTAACGACCTTTTAGTTCAACCTAGTTATTTAAGGTATTCTCCCATAAAAAACAAACTAAACATAACTAAAAAAGGTAGCATGAGTAATATCCGGGGGTTCTTGGCGAGGGACTTTTTGGCAGTGAATTTACTATATATATAAGGCACTTACACTAAAGGTAGCACAAGATCACCGGTCCCGTCTAAAAACTGGGACTTTTATTTTTTTCTAATTAGTAAAATCAATAGTATAGGGGGACCTTTTTTACTGCTTTGTGGTGCAAAAGATGTGAGCGCCGATTTGCGTCTCACAAACCACCTGAGAACGCCATATTGGATAGACATAGTCGGCGTGGTAATGCGTGGCAGACGTTAGTCCTTCGATCTCCAGGTCGCTATCTAGAATGAGCCGTGCAAGGATCATTGACTCCTCTCCCGCCTTCTCCAGGCGTCCATCACACCAAAATGAAAATTGGCACACATTAAGGGCGAGTCTTCCTGTAAGGAAATGACCTTGGCGCACTACCTCGCAAATTGTGTCAGGCCAGCGTGGGTCCTTCTGCCTGTTTTTGATGACAACTCCAACTGCGAGTTTTCCTAGCAGTGGTTGATTACCAGCTTCGTGTTCGATGGCTTCGGCCATGCATTGCACAGGCGTATCGGCCCAGGCGCTTCCTACACCCTGGACCGTGATCAGTGCTGCGCCAACAATTACCCCTGCTACTCGTCCCACTCTGCCTTATCCTCCAGCCACTGTTGGTAGAGACTCCCTTCTCTCTGTCTATAGCGGCGAGCCGCCGCCTCCATTGCCCGGAAGCTCCCCTTACCTTTTTTGGGCGGCACTCGTTTCGGTTGATAGAGCTTACCCCGGAGGGCGGCGGCGTGTGGATTCTTAATTTTTCTCATCGCGGCTCTCCTTAATCTTTGCCAGCCAAATGGCCTTGAACTCTGGGTCGTGGGCCTTGGCCGCTGCTTCGAGGAACTTCGCCTCCCGCCGGTTCTGCTTGATGCGCTCGACCAGGGCGACCGCCTCGCTGTCGTCGGGGAGTCGTTTCATTCTGGCTCATCCTCACCGTGAAGCGGACACGCTGGGTCAGGGATGGGGCTAAAATCTAGCTCCACACATGAACAGTCGCCGTCCACCAGTCGCTCAATCGGGATGGGTCCATGGAGCGTGATGACATCTCTTTCGTTGGACGACCACGCGGTCGTTTTG